CAGCTAATTCGCTACGCTTCGCTCAAATTTGTCTTTTCGCTATGTGTTTATTTTACAATCATGTGCACGAACGGAGGACGGAGAACCCGGATCGACGAGTGATGATACGAAATCACTAATTATAGGTGTTTGGGAAAGTGAAAATTATGTAGTGTCATTTGGAAATGATGGATTCTATTCGGCATATATTGCAGATGAGTTTATAGATAGCGGTGATTATACTCAATCCAAAAATATAGTATCATGTCAAAATTCCTATTTTAATAGGACAACAATTTATACAGTTGAAGAAGTATCAGATGATTTGCTTAAAGTGAATATCGACTATAAAGATTTATATGGAAATAAAAAAACAAAAAGTATATCGTTTACAAAAGTCAAAAAGACTCCATCTACTAAAAACAATACTTTGAGCGGAAAATCATATACATTTAATGCTCCATATTTTGGTAATATTACAATGTCATTTAATACATATAATTCTGGAATAAAATCTGCTACAAAAGGAAGCGCAAAACAATATCCTCTGAATTTCTTTTATATATATATTGGAGAAAAGGTTTATTATCAAATACTTGAAAATGCCACAATTCAAGTGCCATCTATTGGGGCATGGACTAATTATAATGACGTGATATGTTGGACGATAGATATTGGTACAAATGGTGAAATCATTCATATTGATACTATCCCTTTATAAGAAAACAGTGTACATTGTGGAACATTATTAATAGGATGCATTAAAATAAATTTATAGAAGAATGCTTAATAACGTTGGATATGGATAAGGGGATTAATATTATTTTTAGTCCCACTTCATGCCTTTTATTTTATCCATATTTTTAGGATCGTCCCCGTTTATAAATGTTCGGTCCGTAGATATATGATATTTTTTTATCTCGTCGTCAGTAAGGTATATAGATGTTATGTAATCATTAAGTAACATATGCAGGTTGGCATAACTAATACCCCATACAACATAGTCCATAGTCCAGCCATAGCGTTCGCAGGCTATATCTATCAAAGTACCATAAATACTTTTACCTCCAAAAGTTATAGTGTTACACTTCTTTTTCTTGATTCTTGATATTTTTTCTTGTTCTTTTTTCTCAATATCAATCTTAAAGTGTTGAATAAACTGGTCAATGTTATCCTTTGATAACACTATTATGAATAGTTGAGCAAGTTCTTCATTCGATAGGTTGTCTTCAAATAGCTTTCGTCTTTCATTTATTAGGTGGCTATTGAATAATTCTTCCTTTTTATCGAATGTATGGTAAGACAATATTTTGCATATAATATCTCTTTTGGAATCGCATAATCGTAATGCTTCCATATATGGATTTATAGAAAGGAAGTCTTTATTTATTTCTAAATTTTCGGTAAGACGTGATAAAAGGTATATTTTACCCAATGTGGCAGGGTATAAGTAGAATTGCATTTCTCCTATATGGAACTCATAAGGTCTTTCCATGATAGTATCTGCAATATCCATTTCTATTATTTTCCCTTCTTTGTCCATGCAAAATAAATTATATTGAGCGCAACTGTGGGGTCGAACCACAACTTTATACATGGAGTGTATATGTGCTACCGTTACACTAGATACGCAGAACACGTGGGTACGAAGCCCCCACGTTTGGCTCTATCTACAACCTATTGAATTATCCACCACCACTTGGATTAGGAGCTACTTCGAATTTATCACCGTCTCCAGACTCATCTTCAGGATCGCATTCAATTTTACTGATGTTTCCACCGGATTCCGTCACGATGATTTTACCCCACTGAATTTGTTTTTTATCGGCGGCTGCTTTCAACGCATCAAAAGTGTATGCCCAAACACCACCGTCAGCAGAAGTAAAAGTGTCTTCAACGGAAACTGTCGTTTTCTCCATGCAGAAACCTTGAACTTCTGGGTCTTCCGGTTGAACAACAACAGCATAATTGTGTGCAACAACACCATCGCTATCACTTACAGGACGCTTACGTCCTTTTGCGGCACGAATGTTCAATGCCAAAGCATAGGTATTCTTTCCATACTTTACATCCTCATTTTCGCCTCCTTCGATTTTTGCTTCTTGTTTATCTCCTTTTGTTGTTGTCAACTGTGTAGAATCTTCCACAGGGGTAGGTAATTCCTCCCATTTAGGAGCAGAAGCATCCAAATCTTTTATAAATACACGGGGCTTACCCCATCCTATTACTGCCATGATATACCTAATTTATATTAAAAATTTATTCGTTATTTATCTCTATGTACAGTTTGTTATTAATGAAATGCTCTGTATGTCCGTCTTCAAATGAAACTCCTGTTGAATCAGTTTTTTGACTGCATTGTGATGGAACCGTATGATATTCGTCTTTTCGTATAGAGAATAAAAACTTCGATAGTTCGCATAATTCACGAATTCGGATTGAATCTTTTTCCCATGTTTTGGTTTCAGAGTCCCATAAGTCTTTGACATATATATTGACATTCACATAGGCTCGTTGTATTTGCCCGCAACCTTCATTTGCAAGAACAGATATGACTATATCTTCTTTATCAGATTTGTTGGGCCTTCCTCTGTCACTCAATTTACCGGAGACATTACGTTCGAGTTCTGTACCTTTAATTTTGTGATAAACGAACTTAGCTATTTCAATATCGGATTTCATTATTTCGCAATCTGTCTTTTAAGTTTTTCAAGCATCAATGGAACTTGTTCTCTTGCCCAAAGTTCGGTTGATGCAAGTACGTCTTTATTATCCATCGCTTCTACAAATTCAGCATAGTTCATTCCGGCGACTACGATAAGTACATAGTTATTAGAATATCTTTTAGCAAGTTCTTTCGCTAAGTCTTTACCTGTTTTTACACCTTCTGAACCTTGATTCACTTGGTTGAAAGTTGAGTATTGAATGATGTTCTTATTATGAGCAATCACATATCCAACCGAACTACGCAAGTTGCCTGTTTGGTCGTACCAACTTTTATCACCTGCTCTATCACGAATTTTTGTAACGCATTGTTCGCCAAGTTTGGATAAAGCACGAATAGTAAGACGCTCGACACGCTCTGCTTCTCTCATGAGCATGTCATGCACTTCGCTTAGCTTGGTGGTCATTCTTATACCCATAGTTTACATTGTTTCTGGTAGCGATGGAAACCTTTCACACTAAACTCCCTTTCAATTCCTTCAAGCAGATGTATCTTAATCCTGTCACCGATCATGAATGTTCGACAATTTGCACGTAGATAAACTGTATATGAATAGCTTCTTACAATACCATCGTCAAACTCTTTTTCAGAGGCTTTACCAGCAGGAACTGCGTCGCATTCAATACAGCCTTCCCAGTTAGTTTCTCCTTCATGATAATCACCATTGCTATCCTCGTAACCATCTTTTGATACGAGGTACTGCAATCTGTGTGGATATAGTCTTATTACTGACATATTACAAAAGGCAGTCACCTATATATACCATTGGCTTTGCCTCCAACTCTACCGAAGGTTCACCAATGGCATTATAGATTGAGTTAACACGTAACAGAATACGTTCTTTGTCTTTATCTGATAAAGAACCGAAAGACTTGTCTGCTTCAGAAAAATTGATAGCCTGAACTAAAGACCAAAGACAATCAGCCAAAGCTCCCATATACTCCTTTGAGTTCATTGTATCTGAATCGCAATCACCAACTGGATTGAGTTTGCGTTTTATCATCACATTCTCTACAAAACCTTCTGGAATAGGGTAATGTATTTCGTCTATAAGAGCTTGCTGAATTGTCTTCATGGCTTAACTATCTCCATTTGTTGTTTTATATGATTCAACAGCTTTTTTGAGCTTAGCTTCATCGGCATCATTCAATTTGTTTACAGCAGCAATTAACTTATCGTCTGGAATAGTCGTCGATAAGTTTTTACCGGTTATTTTATTGAACTCTGCGACGAAGTTTGCTTTTATGTAAGCTTGTCCCCAAATGGTGATGTTCTTATCGGTAGAATCTTTTCCCTCTTCGGTAGTGTCAATCGTTTGAGCCTCTGAGATGTCAAGAGAGTAGATTTGGTCTACGTTTTCAATAACAGGGAGAACTAATGCTTGACCACTTGTAAATTCCTGCAAAGGATCATTTTTAGAATACTTGCTGATAAGTTTGTATTCATCTACCGTGGAATAAATTACTCCTGCTACGGGATTAGTAACTTCTGCAAGTGTGCCCCAAACCAATGCGCCAACTTCTTGTGTAGTAAGGAATATTAGTTTGTTCGCATTCCACGGTTTGTACGGAATCCGTTTACCATTTTTCTCAGAAATGACTGTACGGTCAATCTTTAAGAATGTAATTCCGTTGTTGTCATCGGCAAATGCTTCGTCAAACAATGTAGCAGTAGGAACAGGTAACTTAGTGTTGCTGTCGAATGTCTGACCTCGATAGTTGGCAACCAATTCTTTTGCCCATTGTTCTTGTCTCATTTTATTGTAAGTCGATAACGAGATTGCTATCGTTGTAATTGAGTTACCATCTGCGTCAGCTTTTGCAATAACACGCTTTATGTCATCAGAAGAAATAGTTCCAGCTGTTTCTACACCAAAGCTATTTTGCGGTAAATAGTTGAAATTTATGCGCAATCCAGTTCCTGTATTGTTTTCATCTTCAACGATTACAACTCCATCAGATAAAGCAGTTAAAAAGTTTGCTTCGTTCTTTTCATCGATACCAACAGAGCAAGCTACCGCATCGTTGGTTAGCTTGTTAGCTATATTAGTGAACGCAGCTCCTTGAGCTTTCATGATGTTGATTGTGTTGATCTGAGTCTCACGAAGAATTTTTTTCATTCCGACCTTTGGCAATGTACCATTTGCGTGAGCAATGGAGTCTCTCATCTTGGGAGGGAGAGGTGAGTCCATTGCTACCATGTCGGCCGCAACATAAGTTGTGTTAACTGATGCACTTTCCCACTTTTGGTCTGCGGAATATTCTTTGCGAAGCATTGTCTTGTGAAGATATGTAAGCTGATTGCCTCGCTTACCATTGATTCTCTCGATGATGGTTTGAAGTTTCGGGAAAATCTTTCTGATGTATTCAATAAATAGTGATTCTTTCATTTTTTACCTCCTTTCTACATTAATCGTGTAAGAATACAAGAGTTGGCAATGCCGTTTTCATAGCCGCTTTTATGTCGTCTATGGGGTATGGACTCGCCAAATCATTGACTTCGCCACTATACATAATACCAACCAATGGTTCACTAGTTGGTTTTGTACATACAACTACTCCTACATATTCATGAGAACCGGGAAGTGAGTCGTATCCATCGCCAGATGATTTTACGGGCATAGGTTTGTACGTGTCTGTTGACGGATCACGAATAACAACGTGCCCGGCTTTAATAACCGGAAGGTTATAATTTGATACGTCAAGAGTACGACCTCCGATAATGCCAGCTACATAATGCCGGATTACGACAGAATCCATTCCGGCATTGAGAACTTCCATTTCGCTTGATAAATTTGCTGTTGCACCCATTGTTACAATTTCTTTTTTGACTTAGAAAGTGTTGACTAAATCTTCAACTTCTTTGTCGGTTAATACTTCGTCTTGTTTACCCGAACCTTTACTTCCGGCAGCAGGAGGGGTTGCCAATGTTGCCAAACCTGCATCTGCACGCTCTTGATTGTAATTCTTCAGGTCTTCCTCAACATCTGAATAGAACTCCTCGAAATCGTCGTCACTTTCAAAGCTCATCTTAGAGAAGCTTTTCAAGGTACGTGAACCGAATGTTCCAGTGTCTTTCAGCAGGGCTTCAAGTTTGGCCTTACGCAAGTTAGAAACTTTTTCACCTTCCAATGCGGCAAAACGGGCTTCCTGTTGTTCTCTGAAAGACTTAAACCATGCGGGTTCTTCGTCTTGTTCATTTCCTTTGTTGTTGGGATTTTTCTTGTTTGAACCAGCTGGACGAGAGCCGCCTTTTGACGTGTCATCGTCAACTTCGTCATCATCATCTTCTTCTGATTCGGGGTGTTTTTTCTTCCATTCGTCAAGCAAACGGTTGGCTTGCGACTGGCCGAAAGTGAGGTAAGGGAGAACCGCTTCTATCTGCTCGTCGATTTCTGCGTTTACATCCTCTTCTGAGGCATCTTCTGCGGATTTCAGGTTATCGGCAATCTTGGCGGCGATACCCTTCAATTCCTTCGCGTTGAACCCTAACGCCTTCGCTTTAAGTTTCAACCTTACGAAAACTTGCTGTTGTCTGTTCATTTCATTTAAGTTTAAACAAAAAAATAGTCTGCGTAGCAATGTAGCCAGCAGACTATTCGCATCTTCTTTCAGATGTACCTCCGCCTAAACGGACAAACAGGTGTTTACGACAAGTCGGGTGGCGTACATCTTCATACGCTTTTTGCAAATATACAGTAAAGTATATGAATTTCATATACTTTTCAATAAAATATTGATCAAGTTTTATTTTTTTTAAGAAAAGAGGATAATAAAGAATAAGACAAAGCAAGACAAAAACAAGATGGCTGGGAATGAGTGATTTATCATCAAGTAACCAAAGGCAAGTGGAAGTGAATTTGCGTTATTATCCAGTTATTCTATTGAGAATGGCAAAGATTGTTTCTTCAGTGAATCTGAAAATTGCGTGTGGGGTTGCAGCTGAGATACTATATAAGGCATTCATCGTTCATTGAAAGATAATCATTTTCAGTTAGAATAATACTGTCTAATAATTTTATATCAAATATATCTAATAGATTTTTAAGGGAGTGAGTCATTTTTATATCCTCATTACTAGGGTTTTTGTTACCGCTTGGGTGATTATGAACGAATATGACATTAGTAGAGAGGGTATCAATAGCATATTTGGCAATCAATCTTTTGTCAGCTAATGCGCCACATATTCCTCCTTGAGAGATTTTAGCATACCCGGTTATATTGCAGGCTTTGTTCATCAATATAATGAATGCACTTTCGTAAATAAGAATATCTTCATGATAGAACTTTCTTGCGAAATTAGCAGAGTCTATAGAAGAATAAACTTTGACAACCTCAAAATCTTGTTTTTTTGCTGTTATGCTGTATTCTACTGCTTTCTTTTTCATTGCTCTTATGTATTTTATGCTATTTCGAATTTGTAGTTAGGATTGTTTGCTTTCATCGATTTTATGTTTAAAGATGAGTATATAAGCCTGTCACTTGTGTAAACACTTCTTGCAACTGTTCAGCATAAATATCACTCAAAAAGAAGACCTCTTTGGCCTCGGAAAAAGAAAAAGTCTTTTTGTTTAATTTCGGGGATTTGATGAATCTCATAGAATAAGTATCCTTACCTTCTTCATAAGTAATAATTAATTTATCTGCGCCAGATTTATTTTTGCTCAATTTAATAACCTGCTCTAGGTCACCAGATTCATTCTCCATGTAACCAGTAAATTTTGATCCTGTCATAACTACAAATCTATGTCTGCCAAGTTGTTCGTATAAGGCTAACATTATTTCTTTTATTTGTTCTTCTGAATGTTTCATTACTCTTATTTTACTTGTTAATCAGGATAATAAGATTCAAATTGTTTAGTAAGTAAAGCGAATTGCATACCCTCTGAATAATCTTTAAGATCATTAAAATCATCTTTATTATAGGCTCTTGGCTCCATATCGAAAGATATGTTATCATAGAGCTTACCATTCTTTACGGTGTAAATACACCAGCTTTGAAGCTCCATATTATCATCTACTAAAATGTAATCGCCATTTACCGTAAGCATTTTTTCGATGTCAGAGAAAAATGCTTTAATTTTTGATTTGTCTACAGTATTCATTGCTCTTTGTCTTTTAATTGTTAGTAATGTTGTTTGTTTTAGTACTGTAAAGATACTCATTATCAGTGAGTTAACAAAATATTTACAGCCTTATTTTGCTCATAATCAGGAGTTTAACTTTTGGTAACTTGGATATTGTAATATCAAAAACGCCGACTTTCACAAGCCGGCGTACATAAGAGCAATGAAAACTGCAATTATTAATAAATAATAAGACAGTCTTCGATGCAAAGATAGAGGTTTATAGCGATCATAAAAAGTCTTTTAGTAATTCTTCGTCACTAATAAAATCATAGTCAAATGGATAAAATGTATTAGCAAGTGCATCCATATAGTCTGGCGAACGTTTGATACGTTTCTTGATTTCTTCTTTCGGTTCAATTATAATCCGTCCATCGCTTTGGAACTTCCAGTGTGTTTCGGTTGCTTCCTCCATGAGTTTGTCACAAGGGGGAATAGCCGCCCCAAAACCGTTCTTAGGGTTAAGCCAATCACGTAAAGACCAATAGCAGTAAGCTCGCATATTGGCAAATTCATATTGTCCGGTAAGGTCATGCAAGCCTTTTGCACTCTCGGAATACTTGCAAGAATAAACATTCCTATATCCGAGTTCTTCCAGTCGAGAATATACTCCAGCTCCTTCTCCTATTGTATCGATGTACGCTTTGGATTTTTTGTCAGAAAGATATATGATGTGCATTCCTGCGACATGCATGTGATCCGCTTTTCCAGCAGATTGGTGAACTTCAAATTTAGGGACATAGTTTCCGTATCGAGGGCAAAGTACACTTTCATCTCGACCCATACCAGCAACATCAGAACCAATTTTACATGATTTAGACGGTGTAAAACCTTCTTCTTGTAAACGATTCCAATTATCATTTGCAATCTCTATCCATTCATACGGAATAAGTACATCTTCGGAGACTTTTGGAAACATACCAAGTACCTTGACACGAAAAAGGTCATTAGGTCGGTATAGACCATCTTCCCACTTAAAATCACCTTCTCCTTCATTAAAATCTGCCTTCTGAATGGGAGAACACCAATTTATCACTTTATCTTTTACCCATTCATAATCTACTTGACCGGGAATGACTAATTTCCTTTTGACTACATTCTCTGCATTGAGTGAGTTTAACCGGAATTTCGCAAATCGATTGGATTTCATGGCTCGTGCGGCATAACCCGTAGTTATGTTAGGATTAAACACGATGAGGAAACGGGAATTTCCCTGTAAGTTACCTTCAATAGCATTATATGTTGCTTCTGAAATACCCGATGCTTCAGTAACGACGAACATTGTATTCACAGCGTGGAACCCAGACCATGCTTCAGTATTGTCATCACCAGCCTTAAACCCCGTCAGGAACCATTCTTCATAATTAGTCCTTATTCCGGCAGATAGAAGTCGACCGGGTAAAAATTCTGCATTTCTAAATAGTCGTGAGATTTCAGGCATCATGATGTTATATACCTGCCTTGCTGTTGGTGCAGTCATGGCAATTTTTGTATTCTTGGATAATTTGCCATCTTTCCAACGTGGAGTGAGGTACATAAAACACATAGCAGCACATGCTGCAACGAAGTCCTTACCACGAGCTGTACCTGATGCAACAGCTGTCATAGGATTGTGCTGGACAGAGGATATGATAGATTGCTGCTCGCTGTCTAAACGAACCTTCAAAACATCACGGCAAAACCTATTCCAGTCTTCTATCCATGACTTTAAGTAGCGTATGTCCTTGCGTACATGGCTCATTCCTCATCATCAGGCAATTCTTGCATCAGTTTCTCAAATGGATTGACATTCACGTTTTGCTCAACGCTTTCCACATAGCCACGTTTTTTGCCTTTTGTCTTGAGATGGAATATGATGGCTGTAAGGTTGCCTGCGTTAATCTGTTCAAGCAATTTGCTTTCAGAAAAATCGATTAAACTCTCATCAACATCTGACAGTAGTTGATTCAATTTAGGGTACTTTTTACGCCATGCGGTAAATGTATTTCGGTCTATGCCGAGAGAAGTACACGTAGATGATATATTACCAGCTTTCTTAGTATAAACCTCAGCGACCTTTTCATACGGGATTTTCTTGTATCGTGCCATATCACAGTTTTTAAATGTTGAATTTGCTTATTTCTATTTGTTTTTAATTATCAGTTAGAACGCACTGTTTACGACCATTCGTATAAAATCATTGTACTCTATGCCATGCTCTTTCATGCACTTAGCCATATATCCATTGGGAGAAAGTCCGGGAATCATATTAATATCTATCACATATGGTACTTGGTTGGACATTCTGAAATCTATCCTAAGGTAATGTTTAGCACCTACCGCTTCAAACACTTTCTTCGCAATTCTGTCAAGTAATTCATCTTTGCAGGCAGATGCACTGAAGCTGTAATTTCGCTTTGTTTCATCCGTTTGTATGCCATCCGTGTTATTGGCATTCGTAAAAGCAGAGTATGTCTTTAAAGAGCTATCTTTCTTTGAGTATATTACAGAAGTGGTTATATCACTCCCGTCAATGTAACGTTCTATCATCGGTTCTATGCCTTGTTTGTGAAGAAATAGACATTTATTTATGACCTGCGACTTAGTAAAGCATATACTGTTTGAATCTATTCCGACGCTATTCTCGCCAAACTTTGGTTTAACGAAATATGCGAAACCTCTTTCCACATCATTGGGACCAACTGTCAGAGGAAACGGAATGCCACATTTGTACAATTCGGATTTAACAGCTTCCTTATCATGAGTAAGATAGTTAGTCTGCGAAGATTCAAGCGTGGACGCAAATCCGATTCTTTCCTGAGCTTTTCTAACATGTTGATTGATGTTCTCGTCTCTTGCCCGAATAAAAGCAATATCCTCTTTCGTGAGAAAAGAGAAATCATCATCCTTATCCGCACAAAATATGTCTATTTTACCATCGGCAAAGGCTTTCTTATAATACTTATACGTGGGAAAGCTGCCGTCTTCCTCTTTACGATTCGCTATTACCCAAATCATTGTCTTTCTGTATTTCGGTTAAACGTTCCTTTGCTAGATCAAGCAGCTTAGAAAAGCATATTGCAGGAGACTTGATGTTGAATTGGTCTCCTATTTCTTTCTGCAACTTAAGCAGCATCTCCTCATTAGGTTCATGGTCTGCAATCAATACGATGTCGCTTTTCTTCGCCTGCTCCCTTATGTCCCCAAACAGACTGTCTAGTGCATCAAACGAGTTTGGGTAAAGGATAATGGAGAAAGTGAAAGTCTCCTTCATCACGGATATATCTATACCGTTCGTATCAACCGGTGTAATTTCGTCAATGTTGATGTGGGCGAACTTCTTGAACTCGATGGTCTGAATTTGTTCAAATAATTTCTTCAAGATATTCCTGTTATCTTCTCCATGTAAGGAGTTATGGGAAAGCTGGATTGCTATAATCTCATCTTTCGTAAGCTCATCTTCATCGCAATAAAGAATGCCTATCTTGGAGTAACGCAGTTTCTTACAAGCCCTCAATCTGTGATGCCCGCTTATCATCACAAATCTTCCGTCTTGTTTTTTGTAACAACACGGGACGCTACTCAATCCGGATTTGCCAATATTATCGCATAGGGCGGCAAAATCCTCTCCAGTCATTTCGTTGGCGTTCATTTCCGCCTCATCTATAAGGCTGATGGCCACCTGATCGTATTTCCATCTATTTTCGTTGCCCATTTTCTAATAGCTTATGGTATTTTTCTATTACTTCCTTATAGCTTGAATACACACCAAGTTGCCCGCTATAAGCAAGATATGATGATGTGCAATGCTCTTTCACTTTTGTATAAACACCCCGATATTTCATACTTACCGGTTTGTAGGTATAAGCACAGCTGATAACCTTCTCCACTAACTTGTGCATAGAGCGGCTCAATATTCTTTGTACTTCTTTTGTTTGTATGCAGTACAAAATAAACTTACTAAGTTTAGGAATTGCATTATTCGTGCAAAAATCAGTAAGTTGAAACAGATCATACCCATTGTGTTGTGGTAACGTGAATCCAAAACCACCCAGCGTGTACTTGCCGTACATGACTACAAAAGGATATGTGGATGAACTTACAGAATCCACTTTCTTGACATACTTCTTCTGCAATCCTTTCAAGTAACCCGGTTTTACCTTCAATATCCTTAGAGCATCCGGGTTATCTATACCCAAATCATCAGGCGGAACTATCTCATCAACGGTATCAATACTGGATGAGTATGAAGTGTTTGACTGACTGTTTATGCAAGGTTTGTTGCAATAAAGATAACGACCAGCCGACCACCTTTCGCCTCCTGAAGAATTGAAGATAGCAACTTTGTGCATATTACTAAGGTATGGACTATTGCTGATGAAGTAAAACCAAGTGTCTTTTGGCAACCTTTCCACCAATTCGTAATAGTCATTCCTTATAACGGGAATGTCCGATTCCATATCACTGTTTTCCCGTATCAGCTTGAACGCCCTCTTTAAGAACTTATCCTTACCATAGTTAAAATAGATGACTTTCTTTCCATCAATTGCTTCTTGAAGAGAGCCTCGATGGTATTCACAGGTAGTAAGCAGCGACATAAGCCTCTCACTTGACTTCTCCGTGTATTCAATGGACTCTTTTGCCTTATACTTTATCGCATCGAGAATAGCATCGTTCCTTGCAGACTGGCTCATACAGAACTTCTGCAAGCCCTTTGCATACAGAGCCAACGCAAGCTGCCTTGATGGTGTCTTGTTGTTGAACTGCTCCAGCCATTCCAGACTGTTGTTATACGTCAGCGACATTTTTCCATTGGATAGCAAATACAGCAAATGGCAATATGGGTCTTGACTAAAAATAGACACATCCATTTTATCCATGAAAAACAACTCATAGTTATATAAAAAGCTGTTTACTATGCATACCTCTTTGTGCCCATGTTCTTTCATTGCCTCATATAGAGCCGAAGCCTGTTTGGAATTGAATGCTATCGGTCTTGTTTGAAACGTTTCTATCGCATTGTATGGGTTGCCTTGATAGAGTAGCGGAATAAGCTCCTTAGGTGTTTCGTATTTCAGTCCGGTAACTTTTTTGAACTCCTCATAGGTATGTAGTAATTGAAAGTCATTCAACGTATGATTTATGGCATAATAAAACATTCTATACGTAGAGTAAACGCAATTCATCGCCATATAAAAATCTGTTGTAGCATGATAGGTGCGAAACTCTATAGTCTTAGTCTTAAAATATGATGATATGTTAATTGCGTGACGGATAAAACCTTTCTTTGAATTGTTAGTAAATAATTCTCTTATGTCGTCAAATGTTTTGGATTGCAAAACACCATTATAATATTTTTCAGTAGGAATCGGCATGAGATTGAAAACCATTTCGTCCCATTCTGAGATATTCGCATACTTTTTGATGAACGGATAGCATACATAAAAGAAAAGAAAGATATTTTTTAATTGCTCCACCGACAAATCCCCAGCATAGATATGGACATGTGTATAGACGCTCCATTTGATTACACCTCCTGCATTTACCATAGATTCATATACACTTTTCAATTCGTGCAAATCTTTCAAGCAAAGTCTTAGCGGTGGAGTATTAATTTCGCCACCAAATCTCTTATTACACGTCCCGTCTGTGTTAACAATATCCTCATCCTTACTCCATGAATATCCTGTTGGCAATGACACTTTACTACGATCAAGATTACACATCTCAATCTCGACACCAAATGTACGTGTTTTTATGTCTGTGCTAATATCCATATCTTGTTTCGCAAAGTTCTTCTATATACTTTTCGCAACCTAATCTCTGGATAGTTCTTCCGTTTTCTCTAAAATCTTCTCCTAAAGCTACACTTGAAATATTGATGAGAGATGTTGTAATGGGAACGTCTACGCCTATTCTTTTGGCAATGCTTTCCAACAGGATAAGACCTTGTGAAACATCTTCCGTGATGTATCTTGAACGCACTGAAGTAGGACTTATCGCCCTATCTTTGGATTCAGAGTATTCGTAAAAACTCTTTATAGGGTCACCGAGAAAACCTCCTGCGACAAAAATATCGATAGGATTACAACCTAATCGTTCTAAAACCTTGCGTTTCTCTTTATCCAAATCCAGCATAACCTTAAAGGTCGCATCATTACCACGGGCGTATGCTTCCCTATACATACAGAAGTTTCCCTTGCTGTATTCTATTCTTGGAATGCTCATTATGGATCCAACGGTATGCAAAACCATATTAGGGTTGAGTAATGCGGATTCCAATACTGAGTATTCGTTGCTGAAACCTTTATATAGTTGACGGATTCTATCCATACACTCCCCTGCTATTTCTTTTTGGAAGATAGACAATGGGCTTCTTGTAAGCCTGCACCCAACCCGGAATACGACTTCTCCGGGGACATCATCTTCTTCTATTCGTCCTTCAAGATATGGGCCAGCAGTTTCCACTATGACTGGCATTGAAGAACAGTGCTTTTTGAAGTAGAAAGATGACATATAACTGCAAATGCAAATTACAATCTGGCTCCCGTTGAGAAACTTGCTTATTCTCTCGATAAGATTTTCGTGATAGGTACTTTGAATTGTCACAATGACGACATCAGCTTTTGTTACTTTGCTAATGTCATGAGATACTTCATTGATTACAGCAGTTCTATAACTACAGTTCTCTTTCAGCAATACACGGTTATTGTTCTGACGGATTTTGTAAAAAACTGATTCTTTCGAGTGGGAGGTTTTAATCAAAGAAACGTCGTGTCCGCCAATAGATAAATCTGCTGCTATGGCTACACCTACATTACCACACCCTAACACTGTAATTTTGATAGGATCATTAGAGTTCTCTTGTCCTTGATTTAAAGGATTTGTTATCGTTTTTTCGTCCATATATTTAAGTTGTATATAACTTCATATACATTTTGTGCTAAGTCTGCCAAGCGTATTCCCGACAGGACTAAACACAAATCCATCATTTTTCAAGCTACTTGCAAGAACACTTATGCAATTCTTCGGCTTCTTTCAGTCGTGTCAGATAGCAATTACTATCACCCCGTAAACTGCACAAGCTTTAATGTTCTTGCTTTTGCTTATCGCTACTATAAGGGTTGAGCGGAAACAGGGAATCGAACCCCACTCTTTGGCTGGAATGCCAACGCTCTGCCGATGAGCTATTTCCGCAATATGGGCAGCCTGCAAACCGTTTATCAGAATTTTCACTGCCCTTCCTTGTACTTTGGTCGTTATTTCTTATCTCTGAGGTTGAAGTGGGATTCAAACCCACGAATAACGGTTTTGCAGACCGTTGCGTTAATCACTTCGCCATTCAACCAAACCAATGCTGTCAAACCACCGCTTGCTTGGCAAATCTGACAGCATCCCATCAAACGCTATTGATGGTTGGCATTATTTTCAAAACAAACTCGCTTGTTCATAATTGGGCTCTTTCTTCTCAACAACTCCAAATTCTGTGATTTCAATACCAGTATTTTCTGTGATCCATTTTGCCAAAATATGGCGATGGCAGAAATCACCCGGTTTTTCGTAGCAACAAAGAGCAACGTCTTTTCCTCCGCTTAACATTTCAATTTGTTTCACGACTTGGTTCGCATCTTGGCTTGCCAATATTCTGTCGTAAAGTTTTAGGTATTCATCGTGGGAACAAGGTCCACTTACCATATAACGAGTCGGGCAAACATTCAGCATTTGTGGAATATCAGCTATAAATCTGGGTTTTCCGATTGCTACGCAAATCATATTAACTCCCGCCTCTTTCAGTTTTCGACTATTACCGAAATACGATGTAAAAATCTTCATTTTTTGTTCTTTTTACGGTGTAAATATATAAAAAGTATATGAAATTCATGCACTTTTAGTGCTAAAATTGTCTAAACTACCACGTTTTTATTATTTCTATGACTTTTTCATATTCTCCAGCGTGTAACAATGACGCTTCGGTGTGGAAATTTATATCAGTTAATCGATATTCTATAAGTAAACAGGTATATTCATCACCAATTTTGCGATGGTTTTGATGTTTCTTGGCAAGTGATTCCAATTCTGTACAAGATAGACAGTAGTGATTCTTGCGATTAAGATTCCGCATCTTATTAACATCTTCTTCTTTCAAATCTTCGTATGTCATGGCTTAATCCTCCTCAAATTCGTCTTCATATACAAAAATATGTTTACCACTTCCACAAATCTCGACTTCCCATTTATGCATGTTCGGCCAATATTCGATTAGAATTATGTTTCTATAGCCTTTATATGGCTCTTTCAATGTTGCTGTTCTCATTGCTCATGATTTATGTGATTTGATACTCGTTTCTTTTAGCTTAGCGAAATAATCAATCCGATCTTTGTCTTCATATCGCAATCGCTGGGAACATCTTTCTATGCTGTCTCTCTGTTCTTTACTAAGCATATCTGCGTGTTTAGTCCATTCGATTGAACCGGCAGGAAGAAACTCAAACTTAGGGAAAAATTTTGTTTCATATGAAAACCTCACTATTCTAGCATATTCCCTCAAATCGTTTGTTTCTGGGTCTGTGGAATTAGGAGTCTCAATTGATTCACATACAATTACCATACAAGGATAGTATAGGAACACGATTTTATTTGCTTTCATCGCTATATATTTTATCCGTTATACGTTGATGTTATTTCTTCTGCACGGAGTTCTTTTCTTAACTCATCGTTCCTATATATTCTCACGGCTACTATTCTAACCGTATCGGATAGGAAACGCCCGCAGTCATTAGCTAGCTTAACTTGTAATTGAATAGCTTTTGCTAAATTTTTAGTACGCTTTCTTATGGTTTTCTTGAATCCGAAAACATAATCTTCGGTATCGATTTCGAACTGGTAGGTGTCAGAGTGTAATATCTGGTTAAGCTCGGATGTCATTCGTTGTATTTTGCTCATTGATTTATGCTTTAAAATTCAACAATTGCGATTTCATATTCAAGACCTGAAAGAACACCTTCAATCAAAGATTGCATTTCTTCCATTTCTTCCATTTCTTCCAACTCTGTTCCTTCAAACTCTTTTGATTCCCAGATGTTCGATGCAGTCCATTCACCATTCTCTGAAAGGAAGCGATTATCTTCTATTCTCCAATAACCATTTCTCGCATCTCTTAAACTGATTTCAACTTCTATCTTTTTCATTGCTCTTATTGATTAATTTGTTATTTTTGATATGTAAAGATACAAATAATATATTGAATACCAATGAGTTATATCTTTTATTTCATGTGCTTAAACTTTATTTAACTTTTTGATTTACAGGTATTTAGCAATCAAAATTGACTTGCTTTTCTCCACCTCTGCGCTGGTATCAATTCCGAGTTGTCGATAAAACCCGGCATTGCCTGAAAGACATTCGTGGGCTATCTTCAATGTCCTGCGTTCTTCTTTGGAGAAACCAACTCGAAAAGTAGAGAATATAGCTAATGCTTCTTTCAAATAGCCGGAGTGGAGTAGGGATATAGCTTTACTTGTTTTGGTTTCCATAAGGGTAAATTTCGATGTCTTCAAAATCATCGTTAGTAAGGGCGATTTCTTCTGTGTTTATCATTTCTTCTACTTTCTCATGAGCGGAATCCATGTTTTCTGCTTCTACCTACACTACCTTCGAGTAGGTTTCGATTATTCTGAATTTGTATTTCATTCTATATTCCCTTTATTTAGTTTTGAATTTTGCAATCCTGCATGATACCCATCAATCCATATCAACAATTCTGTGGGTTTCAGATACCCGCTTATCCTGTGACATGGAATGCCCCCTTCTATTACTCTATCCCCAGTAAATGATTTGTCGTGTATTACGAACGCATAATACCCATAAGAGAATGACGAAGCGGTTAGATGCATTTGATTAGCATGACAGTACTTTTCTAATTGTTTTAATGCTTCTTTTTGTGTCATAATTGATGATTTATAGATTTTCGTTGATTTTCTTTTCTGTCCGTTTAATGAATCGTTTAATCATATCTTCTAACTCATTCCTTAAATCGTCCTTGTCAAGATATGAGCAGAAAGTTTTCGATTGTAAAATATCGATGATAGCATACGATTTTTATCCGTTAGATTTAACAATGATTATTCGTCACTTATTACCCCCATAATTTTACTGCAAGATCATAATTCTTTTGAGCTTCATTTACTGCTTTTTTGGCATAAGTAAGAGTGTAGGAGTGTTCACGTGGATATTTGCCTGACTTTACACCTTCATGATATTCTTTGGCTTCTTCCAGCTTGTGCGCATAAAAGTAAATACTTTCCGGCATAGATAGGTTGATGGTTGTAGCACGCTTGTCCCAGTATTCGGCTTCTCTTTCATGTTCTGTTGCTTTGTCGCTAAATTCAACGCTTTTACCCATGTTTCTCCAAGCATCCGCTATTGCTTTTCTGTGTCGTCTTTCGCTATGATGTCCTATTTTAATAGGTTCTCCAAGTGAAAGAAAATCTCTGTCCTTATTTGACTTTTCGAAATATTCATGACTTTTTTTATTTGCTGATACAGACCATTCACGTCTACGTTCGGCTCTACGTTTTGCCCATTCTTGTACGTTGAATCCGTCAGCCCTTACGATGGAGTAATAATAGAATCCGTCACGCTCAAATATCAGATTAAAAACGATACTTTCATTCTCTTTTCCATACTTGGTTGTAACTAGAATTTCCTCACCTCTTTCATGCTTTTCTTCGCACTTTGCCAAAAATACGTTTGGAGCAAATTTGTAATATGTGTTCATTTCTCTTATGTATTTGCAGGGAAAAAGTCCTGCTGATTAAACTTATGCTATTTCTTTCATTATAGCTTCACATTCAGATTCTGAAAGCTCTGATGGTCGCCATTGATTAATACCGTCTGAAACATAAACAACACCTCTTTTGCCGCATCTAACAACTTCTTTTATCGACCAATATAACATTACATATTCGTGTTCATTGGTGTCGTAATTAAATCCTACGTATTGTCTGGATTTAATTGTTACAGCGTTTTTCAATGGGCATTCACCGTTGTTATTAGTGATAACTTCTTTTATTCTCGTCTCTAAAGATTTACTTGCTTTCATATCTCTTATCTTTTAATTATTAGTAATATTGGTTTGTTTTAGTATTGTAAAGATACTCATTATCAGTGAGTTAACCAAATATTTGCAGCCTTATTTTACTCATAATCAAGAGTTTAACTTTTGGTAACTTGAAATGAAATATGAATGAAATGGAGTATCACGGACAATAGGTTTAATCTATTGGTTTTTATTAAAGTGACCCGGCTTTTGTTTCCACAGTGATATAGCCGGGCCACCGCTCTTGTTGTTTTGGAAGAGCACGTGTATTTGGTGTATCAATCTCCGCAATAACGCCCGCTTTGGTTTCTGTAATACTCTATTATACCTCTTTCCATTGCTGAGTCGAATACAATCGATTCGGGCTTTTGTGCGGGTCCCGACTTTTTCATTAACCGGCGAGCCTCTTTTTCTGCCTTGCGGGCTTCCGCTTTCATCTTAAACCATGCGTTCCTCAAACAAGCACTGAACGATTGGCAGAACTCACGGCCGAGAACCGAGATAGAGCGTTTATACATTGACCATGCCATTTTGAAAAGTTGCGATTTGTTGATTTTCGTTTTCATATCTTTGTTTTAGTTTTATGATATAAAGATAATGTATTAGATTATGTTTTACAAATATTTCACCATATAAAACATTATGTTTATCATTAATTAACAATGTAGTACATTATGATTTAGCCATATTCAAAATATTATTCATATCTTTGATGAAAATAATATTGTAATACCTTACATTATGGAAATGAAGATTAAAGAGTTACTTTCAAAACAAGGTAAGACTGCGGTATGGTTGTCTAAACAAATAGGAGTTACTGACGTAAATACAAGAAATATTGTGAATGGAGTAATAAAACCCAAGTTAGATACACTTGAGAAGATCGCTAAGGCATTAAATGTACCCATGTGGGAGTTGTTTGTATCACCGGAAGAAGTACGCCCCAATATCGATACTACTGTATTGACGTGTCCTAAATGTGGAGCGAAGTTAAAGGTAATTGAGTCAAAAGATTAATCCATGAACGAGGAAATAACAAAGCTATTGCTTCAATGCGACACGTTGAAAGCCCGTTTGTTGGGGCTGCGCCCATTACCACCGGATGCCCTGCAAAAGATAGAGAATGCGTTTGCCATTGAATACACCTATGAAAGCAACCGGATCGAGGGAAATACGCTCACACTGCAAGAAACGGAGTTAGTAGTGAACGAGGGAGTTACTATCGCCGGAAAGTCAATGCGGGAACACCTTGAAGCGATTAACCACGTTGAAGCGATAGACTACATAAAGGACTTTGCAAAGGGAGGTATGGAAATATCGGAGCGCACAATCAAGGAAATACACGCTATTGTGCTACATGGCATAGACAGAGAGAATGCCGGACGTTATCGGTGCGTGCCTGTTATGATTTCGGGAAGTACACATGTCCCTCCACAGCCGTATTTGATACAGCCACAAATGGAGACTTTTATGACGAGGTTTACCGGAATGGAGAAGCAAGGCATTCACCCGGTGCTCATTGCGGCTTACCTTCATGATGAGTTGGTACGCATACACCCGTTCATAGACGGGAACGGGCGCACATCTCGGCTTCTGATGAATCTATACTTACTCCGCAACGGTTATACGCTGGTAAATCTCAAAGGCAGCAACGAGGACAAAATAAGCTATTACAAGGCACTGGAAGCTTCTCATACGGAGAACAATCCGGCAGATTTCCAAAAGGTCGTTATACGGGCTGAAATAGAATCTTTAAGCCGGTATCTCTCGATTGTAGGATAGTATTGTCTGGATTTGAATTAAAGATTATGAATGAAGCAATGATTTCATTTGTAACTCGTTTAAGTTTATTTATTACCTAATCACGACCTAAATTTAAAGTATAAGGAGACAAAAAAGGAGGGCGTTTTGCGTCCTCCTCGTTATGGATCCTGCTTTATATTCTTACCACAAAGCAACCTTTCCGCCTATTCCCAAATCAAGGGTGGCCGTTGTAATTCCCAAAGCTTGGAATACTCTACTCATCGTGGAAAGGGTTATAGAACTTTTACCGCTCTCCAACTTACAAATTTGAGAGCGTTTCACGCCTACTTTTTTGCCTAATTCCTCCTGTGTGAGGTTCTGTTTGAGCCTTTCTGCCTTGATAGCCTCTCCAATGTAATAAGCCTGCAAATCATCTTTGAGTTGAGCTTCCATAGCGTCCCTTTCGGGAGTGCCCACCTTTCCCCATACATCATCTATCAATTTGTCTGCTGGTGTGAAATTCATCTTTGCCATATCTGTTACTTTTTATCATTAAAATATTCTTTCCTTATTCTCTCTGCCTTTTCTATCTCCTTTTTAGGGGTTTTCTGCGTCTTTTTCACTATCCCGTGAGTAACCACTACCAAAGCCCCTTTCTTGGTGTCCCAGAAAGCAAACAGACGGTAACAAATTCCGTTGAAAAGCGTCCGTAACTCCCATATATCAGAGTTTTCCAATTTCTTGAAAACGTCCTTTTCTATTAGACCACTCTGCACTCTACGAATATTATACGCTATCTTCTGCTGTGCCTTGAATGGCTGCTGCCTTACAAAACTGTTCGCCTCATCGCTTAGTATTATGGTTATCGTATGCCCGTCCATATCGTTTCTTGTTATATTTACAAAGATAATAATTTGTTTCCAAATTAGCAAACAATCGTATCTGTTTTTATTCTATTTTAGAAAAATTTCTCTCTCGGCTTGCCGTTCGTCTTACTCCACCCGGCATGTAAGCTCGGAGGGGAGATGTTCAGGAAATTGGGATCCGATATATTATAAACATCGGTATCTTTATATTAATGCTTAAAATATTACGTTTCATATCGCCTTAAAATCCAATCGGCCTAAATTGTCATTTATAGACTTAATGATACTTTCCTGTATCAAGGTTCCGCATTGGGTTGTTAGTTGTATAAAGTGATCTGTATCATTATCTGATACAATTCCGTACTTGTTCTTCCAGTTGCAAAAAGAGTTCTCTATATCCCGCAATCCTGCCAACATGATTAATAACTCCCTTGTCTGTCCACTGATGACTGCGTTACGCATGGTATCGACGCTACGATGTTCGATTACTTCTACTGTCTGCTCATCTTGTTTTAATTCGGTTGTTTCCATATAAAAAAAGTTTATTGTTTAACGATGTTCGGAATAGCGGGAATCCTCCCGGACACGTCCGCTACCGGTGGGATAGCTTACTTTCACAAGCGGCTGCCCCGTCTATAATTTAACAAACATATAAAAGCACCCTATTAGGGTAGGGTAACCCCGGAGCGGATAAACCGCCCCTTTGGATTTATAATAACTTTATGGTTATAGCTGATATTATGCCGAGAGTTTGGTATTGAACAATTCAATGACAAACTTTCTGCCTGATTCGGTCCAATACATGTGTTCTCTTGATTTCTGTACTCCGTTATCCATATAAGGATAGGGGACATGTTTGGTAAATCCTTTACTGCGGTATTTGGCTGTGAGGAAGTAAACAGAAGATTGTCTGTATTGAACTCCCCATTCACATAGTAGTTTGTTCAGCTTTATAGCCGATACACCTAAGAATGCCGCTATCATGTTTGTCGTCACAAGTCCTTCACTCGACATGATTTCATCGTAACATTTACCTTTGGGGGCGAGGACCTTTATAGTATCGTCCTTTATGGATATTTCCTCGTCTTTTCTCTCGATGATAATTTGTTTCTGGGCATTTTCAACTTCGAGCTGCTTTAATCGTTCTTCTCTTTTGGCAAGAGTGGCTTGTGCAATGGTTAGCGCACGTGCCATGATTTCTTCTGGTGTGTCTTCTTGCTTGGTGGAAATGTAGCCGCCTGTGGTACGTACTTCGTGAAGGATTTGTTTGACCCCTTTCTTGAATTGTTTGGCTATTGGCTTGCGGCTTTGCATAAGGACTTCGTATAAACCACCTTCGGTTAGGAACCAAACTTGTTGGTTTCCACCGGGGGTCGGAATAATGTTCCGACCCTTTTCATCATCATCTACAGATGCAACCAATTTGTTAAGGCTTGTTTTGTCGTAATCGATGCATTCTGCAATCTCTCTTGCAAGGAACATGGGATTTTCTGCTGTTCCGTAAACTGTGAATTGGTGTCCAAGCAATTCTGTTTGTTTTAGGACTTGAATTTGGGCTGCCATAAACTTGTAGCATTAAGTTGTATGATAGGCAGCAAAAAGCGGCCGCCATATACGCTGCTACAAGTTAATGGACTTCACCTCGAAAGGCTAATCTTTACTTACGTATAGGAGGCCGCCAATATGTAAAAGTATAGGCATAAAAAAAGCCCAACTTTCTATTGAGCAAATTAACCGCTTGCCCTGCGAGATGATTAAGTTCATCAACTTGTAGCATTACAAAAGTATTGAATTTTACGAGGTAATGCTAATTATTGGGTACAAAATTAGAGCATAGAATCTTGAAAGTATATGAATTTCATACATAATTCAATATTATTAACCTTTGAGGGCTATTATACGATTTCCTAAGGCAGTGAATCCTAAGGCGAAATTCCGTTTAATGCAAAATTACAATATTCACAAATAAATACATGGAGATTAATGTCTATTTATTGAGGGATCAAATTATCACTTCAATTTTCAACTTTCCGCCGAGACCACGCTACATAACATCATATAAGGTTTTCAGAGTAATGTTCTCGCTATCGTTTTTCACTTTTGAAATGAAGGTGCACTTCTTATCTATCTTGCTGGGAAGTTCGGCTTGAACCATTTACTTTTTCTCTCTTACACTACGTATTTTAAACCCGATTCGCAGGGCTTCAAGTTCCCGTTCTATTTGGTCTCGTTCTAGTGTACCGACTTGACCGTAATATTCATTTTTGATTTGGTCTAATGTCTTTGTGTTCATTTACCAGTTTCCTTTCTTGTAAGCCAAAACTTATGTGTTTTATCCAAAAAAACCACATGAAATGTGTCTCCAACAATATGTCCAATGATAACCGCAGAACCATTTATATGTATTCTTGCCCAATTCGCATCTTCAGGAACATGTTTTGGATATTCGAACATCGTCTTATCTTTGGGAGGGAAAGAACCATATATAGCAAATTTGTCTCCGTCAACCTGCCCCATAAGTGGGGAACAACAATAACCTTTCAATGTTTCCATTGCATGACTTAATAGACCTGCTTGCTGCCAATCTTTAAAAGAAGAACCGTATTTTTGAGTGGTATCGAGATATTGGAAAGAAAGTTTAAAATTAGAAGCACGGTATGAGTCATTTACACTTTGTTTATTTTTAGCAAAAAACGTAGTTTTTTGTTTGCTTTTATATCCCGCCATTGATTTCTGTTTTATAGAACAAACGTGTAGTATCTTTTGAAATCAATTCGTTGCATTTATCGGCTTCAGAATATCCCTTACGAGCTTCTAGCCAAGGCTTTTCTTTGTGAGTGGCGGCTTCCAATTCTATACCAGTCCATTTAGAAAGGTCGCCTAATACAGATAAAATTAAATCTTGCTGATCTTGAGTAAGCTTCCCAAATTCTACATCTACATCTTCTCCTTCCTTCTTAGAATAGATAAGGTCACTATATAAAATAGACTTATCTTTTAAACTATTATACACTTTACGGCTAACAGGACCATGTACCCAAGCCTCGAATTGGTCCGTTACAAGCTCTTTATCAAAGTATGCAAGGCAATACGCATCGCAGTAAAAAATTAGTTTTTGTAGTTTTAAATGCGACATAGGTCCGTAGTGCTTCAAAATATAATCTGAAAATACCACAGAATCAATTTTTTGTAAGCTCTTATGCATTTTCATGTTTGAAACAATTTAGTGTCACAAATGTATTTTATAAACGACATATATACAAGCATAAATAGGTGAAAAGTATGTTTTTAACATATTAAACGGATAAATTGGTGAAAGATGTTTCCCCAAAAGTTGTAGCAGAAAAGATGAAAAGAAAGCGATGAAAAATTAATCTCACCGCTTTTTATATGCCTCAAAATAGACGTGTGTAAACAAATGCCAAATTAGAGTTGTACAAACATCAATTCTTTAAATCAAAGGAATTATCCGTATTTTATCGAGCAAGCCACAAACAAGGCCATAGCGCCGAATATGGCACTTGCTACTGCGATTATGGTAGTTATAATCCATTTCCAGTCTATGGGATTGCGTAAGTTAGGATTGGTGGCAAAATAAATTTTTCCATATTTCGTTATGCGGACATCTTCAAGTTCATGCCCCTCGTTCCATAGACCTTTGACAAGACCTAATCTTTCCAGCGAGTCTACGCACGAAATGAATATATGGTGCGGATAAGTGTTTGGGCAGACAATCCCGCTGCTGATTAAACGCAACACTTGCTTCTCCTGTTTTGATAGCTTGATTTGCTTCATGGTTGCCACTATTTATCGTCTTTCCTGAATGGATTGAAATCCGGGTCTTCATCTTCATAAATAATGCCGTCAAGGTACATATTGGTATTGGCTTCATCTTGCCAACGCTCAAACACGGCACGGTCGGCCTCGTCCCAGCCGGTGCGTTCTTCGAGTTTCATAGTAGCACGCTGGGCTTCGATATGCTTGATTACTTCTTTTTCTTGTTTCCTTTCCTCATCAATCTCTTTAATTACTTCCTCGATAGAAGAATAACAGGATTTGGCATAGCAGCATTCTGTACCGCCATAGATAAAAGTAACGGTTTTTTCCGTTTCGCCGATTATTTTATATTTCTTCTTCATTGCTCTACAAGTATTATTCTATAAGTGCCATCTCCTTCTATCCTACGTTTCTTAACCAAGAACTTAGTTCCTTTGTCAAACAGAATTTCATGTTGATTTTCAAGTGTAAATATACCATTAAATTCTGATATTTTGCTGATATTGCGTCCGTTTTTGCTTTGTATCTCAAAGATTACACGCTTGTGACTCTTGGGTATTCCGGCATGTGATATGAACTTCATAGGTGTATCCATGTAAAGGCTGGACGAAATGAAACCCTTATCGGACACTACATCGCCGATATGGTCAAGGAACCGTTCTTGAAGTTTCTTTATGCTCATGGTCTCTCCACGATAAACAACACCTTCATATTTGGGGAGCCTTGATAAGGCTTGACTTATCAGACGGCTTGCCACGTCCACATATTCATCTTCCGTTCCATTGCGTAAACGGCGGTTAATTTCACGACTAGTAGCCCTCTTGTTGCCAGAGGAGATGGCTTGGGTATAGGCATTGACCGCAGCTTGCTGCACTTCGGGAATATGCGGATAGATCTTGTTGTAATACTCTACACGGCTCATAGCAAGATTTGTCCTGCGCTTTCGAACAAAGGTTTTCTCTGTCTTGTTATAAACATTTACCTTAAAGTCCTCACGAATATATTTATCATTATCACGAATAAAATAAGGTGCGCTGTCCCAACTCTTTGCTCGCTGTATATTTTCGTTTATCCACTTTTTGAAAGCGTCCGGTACGTCTTTAACTTCGTTCACGCTTGCTGTCGTGGCTTCACTCCGACCGTCCCATTCCCAAAATTCTTCTTCGGTTTTTAGAATGGGTATCTTGTAACACCGGCAAAGGGGATGCCAACCGGTCCATTGGAAGTCTTTCGGGTACTTCCCAGCTAGTATATCGCAAATGTCTTGGAAAGGCTTTCCGTTGCAAGTATGGTTGTTGCTCAACTTGATTTCATACCCCACCACGAAGTCCATCTGCTGCCAGCGTAGGTTTTCAGCTTGACGGTATGCCATATTGATTTCGGAAGCAGCCAAACGGATAGAACGATACTCGCAATCCATTGCCCGTGATGCTTTTCCGAACCTTTCCTTGTAATCTTTTTGTAGTTGCGGGAAATCGAGCAGATATTTGGAGATTTGCTTGCTTAATGTAATTGCACTCGTACCTTTTTGAATGGCACATGATATGGCTTCTTCAAGTTCCTGTTTATACAGAGTCGATTGATTCCACAACTTATCTGATATGGTAAATCCTTTATCCTTACGTTGCTGAAACGCTTTCAATGCATCATTATTGGGCTGGTATAGGATTTCGTATTTCTCCTTTCCTATGGTTGCGCCATAAGTTTGCAATACTTTGTTGGCAAGAAGATCTTGAACTTCGTTGCTGTTTTTCCATTCTTCAGAAGTGCCACTATATATTACAGCTCCGATGTCCTCAACGAACCTTTCTTGTAAGTCTCTTATCCGTTTTCTTGTTTGGGGATAATCCGACCACATAAACGGCCTATCACTATCAATGGTAAAATCGGTAATTCCGACTATTTTAGCCGCCTCTAAATTCAAATCCTCGTATATGGATTCCACAAGCATGACGTATTTGGCGAGCCGTTTATTCAGCTCGCCGTACTTGCGTTTCTGATTTGGAGTTTTCGGCTTTGCCATACATGCCGTTTTATAGCTTTAAGATATATTTTAAGCCAGCGGCATAAGCAATATACCCACGCCACCTTTATCTTGAAAACTGATATTTCCCATAATTATCTAATTAAATTGCTGACTCTCCAAATATATTGTCGACCCTGCTTTGTGAAGTGATAGTCTCCTCTTGCCGTATCTGTTCCAATGTAGCCTGCGCGTCATTGCTATAACCTGCCTGTTGGATAGATTCAAGCTGAGACATGACTGGTTTTCCGCCATTAAGTTTCAATAAGCGATCTGCTGTGGCATCTTCATCTTGTTGTATGAAGGGGGTAATGATATGTTCAATCTCTATATTATCAATTTCGCTTGACCATGATGTATTCATGTGCTTTAAAAATTCTTTGATGACACTTGCCTCACGTTCGAAAAGCTCAATCCATGAGCCGCTTTCGTCTCCAACCTTTAAGTGTGCGTCGGTCAAAAGCATTTGTCTGGCATCGTAACCTATGTTCCCCAAAGACTTCATGTTGTCAAAAGAAACGTCCGGCATCTGCGATTGCATCCAATAGAGTTTAAGCAGGGTTTCCACATGATACTTCAATGCTTCGATAGATTGTGACCATGATACATACGATACGTCTCCATTATATTCCACACGGCAAACTCTACGGCTTTCTCCTTTATCTTCTCCACCTTTTATACCTCCGGCTATTTTCAAAATTGGTGCTGAATTATAGGCAATCACGTCGGAGTTGCGAGAAAGTGTATATTCCAATTCTTTGCGAATACGAGTTAATCCGTGGTATATAGGTACAGGTCTAAATGCGTATGCACCGGGTATTTTCATTAATCGTATTTGTTCAACAGTACCGACAGGTTCCCAACCTTTACCATTTTGTTTCCATTTATAATGTTTGTCCGATGTGTATGTCTCAAAATAAGTAATTACTTCGTCCTTTACCTTTTTGGTGTATTCAAAGGACATTGCAAGCATATCGTCAAGCTCGTCGATCAATGGATATAGTTTTACTCCCTCCATTGGCGAGTATGTCTTGCATTTTAGCTTATACTTACTATTAAAACCATATAATGTATTGGTCTTTTCTACTACGTACCAAATTGTGAAAATTTCGCATGAGGCGAAATACGCATTTGCACGTTTAATATTTTCTGTATCGATTCGGGCATACTTGTAAATTGCCTCTATAGCCTTTGCTATCTGTTGGCGGACTTCAAATCCTTCTGTGTTGTGGTAGATACGTTTTACAGGAATGGCAAACATGAACTCAGTCATACGCTTTGTAAGCAGCTTTTCAAGGCCAATGTAAATGCGTGATGCTTCTTCTTTTGTCCCGTCTTTGCGTATTTTATCTTTTCGTGTTATAGTATCTTTGGCTATTTCATGGAATGATGGTTCATACGCTTTAATAAGAAATTCCCATGAAGGAACACAAACGGATTTTCTTTTTAAGTCATTGATAATATTATCAACGGGTCGGGCACTGTTTAATATAGCGGTTATTTCGTCCATAGGCTTGTTTCGTATTACTTCATACGATTTTTTTTCAAAAATAGTAAAAGTGAATGAATTTCATATACTTTTAAACTATATTTCACACAGTATGTAGTCTACTGTATTTAGTCGCCGTATCTTATCTAAGTAATGGGATATGATACATCTATGGCAGGGAAAGGTGAAGGTGTATTTGGCTGTATCTTATCTAAGTAATGGGATATGATACATCCTCTTACACTACGTATTTTAAACCCGATTCGCTGTATCTTATCTAAGTAATGGGATATGATACATCATAATCACTGTAAGTTCAACATATCCAATTTTATTAAGATAGTTCAGTAGTGGAAAATCCCTACCGTTAAGGGCGTACAGCCGCCCCGATGTTCAAGTTTATTATTCCTGCTTAATTAGATGAGCAAGCTCTATCTCCAAGCATTTGTTCATTACTCGTTGGGCATCGATGATGTTCTTGTGCCTGTTATTGAGTTGTTTTAGGACTTGGTTTTGCATCTCTACATTTTCTTTTTCCACTTCTCCTTTTTCAATCCGTTCCAGCAGGTCTGCTATGAAATCTTCCATATTCACATTCCCAATTTGCTGGAATACAACTTTCTGTTGCAATACATTCTCCATGATTTTATCATTTTATAGTTAGATTTATATTATTCATTTTGGCTTTATATTCTATCTTAGTTTTAAGCCCGTAGTATGACCAGTTACGCAAGACGAAAGGTATACCCTCTGTGTTTTCCTCTTTTGCATCTTTTTCACGTTGTATTTGGTTAAGTAGAATGATCTCATCGCAACGGTTGTTTACGGCGTAATTAACTAACATACGACTGTATGTGTGTAGTTTTGTGTCAACATAGTGTTTCTCTTTTTCGTGGAAGTGGTTGAGAGCCTGAACTTTTCGTTTGCGTCCCTTCCCTCCTGTGGTGTATTTGTTCTCGATCTGGCAACGTTTGAGGGATTCCTGTATTTGACGACGACGATAGTTAAATTCTTCTTTCGTGCCTATTTCATATAACTTCATTTTGTCGATGTCGTTGTTTACCTTATCGGAAACAAAACAACAGATTGGGTTGAATACTCCAAGAAAAGCATACAATTTTTTACCCTTTATAGGGCTATTTTCAGATTTGGGAATATCTACACATAATAGTAAGAATGTTTTTCCATCATTTATCTGTATGGAAGATGTTACCATCTTATATTCTCCTTTTAGTATACGTTCGACAATTACACGGTTGTTGCTTCTATCCCTACCGAATCGCATTTGAAACGGTATTCCAATGAGTGTAAAGAAACACCCGTTTCTCGTGATTCCATCTCTTGAGATGTATTCTTCAAAACGCATATTGGTAAATCTGTCGGCTTTGAAAGGGACAGGCATGTTGCTTTTATAGCTACGTAGTGACTTATCCCATGTTCCTCCATTTTTTTTGTCATCTTGATACATCTTTCTGACGTTTTGAATGACGCATGACACCATTCCCATATCAGCACTTCCTTTAAATGTTTGACTCGCTACAACATATGGTGCATTATTACGTGAAGATTTATCTCCTTTTACTCCGAGAAACGTAATAATTTCCTTATCTGTGTCGGATAGGTAGGGCATCGTATTATCTAGCGCAAAGAGATGAGAAGCGCACATGTTAGCTACTTTAACAGCTATATTGCGGTTATCGTATAGTTTTTTCAAATATAACTTCTTCAAATCTTTGTCACTTTCGCAAACAAATATTTCTATTTTTCTTGTTATTATCATAGATGATTACCTATTACTTACTGATTTCAAATATTTTTACATGATTTGGTTTGTAATACATTATCAGTAATTTTGTTACCTGTACTATCAAATACTTCTATAGTTGGTCTACCTCCGTTATCAATAGGAGAAATAGCCTCTGATGTTTCATATAAAGTTTCTCCGTCTGTAACCATTATCTGCTTGTCATCTTCAAAACAAAGTACATCTTCACCTTCCCATGATTTTATTATTTCTAACGCTTCTTTATAACTTTCTGCTTCGATAGAAAACTGGGTACGCTCCCAACATGTTACTTTGCGGTCCTGATAAAAATCAAATGTTTTCATTGCTCTTATGTAATATATCTTATTTTATTTCACTTATTGTAAGTTCTGGATATTCTGCGCCTCTTGCATTTTCCAAAAAAATCATTGTGTTGCAAAAATCAACTGCTTCTTCGTATGTTTCAAACTTAAATGTTACACTTGAACCTTTCTTTGATACTTGGTATTTCATCGTTCTTGTCTTTTAATTGTTAGTAATGTTGTTTGTTTTAGTATTGTAAAGATACTCATTATCAGTGAGTTAACCAAATATTTACAACGTTATTTTGCTCATAATTAATAGTTTAACTTTTGGTAACTTTGCAGTTCCCATTTATATCCTGCTTCGTCCCATTATAAAATCTCATCATGTTTATTCTTGTATTAATTTTTTGCTTAATATTTTTCTTTTTGAGTTGTTCACCCCACTGATAGGCTTCCTCAATGACACTCTTGCAATGTTTCTTCTCCCAATTCTCGCAGAAAGGATATGACTTGTATATACTCTCAATCATGTTTCAAATAATTTTTTATAACTCATATTTTACTCCTAATTTTCATCAAATATGCTTTCGATTTTTTCGTTCACCCTGTCACATGTATCTCCAAAGGAAATGGCAAAAGATTCGTCGCCTACACGGTCTATGATGGATCGCAGGTCACGGGCAATGTGGTTGAACGCTCTCAGTTCTTCCAGCATAGGAAGGGTAACAGTTCCGTCATATTTTTTCAGTAGTGAAAGTAAATCGACGGCGGAGGATTCTGCAATGTCCGCCAACACTGGGATTTTTCTCAGGAGGCGATTACATTTCTCTTTGTCCTCTTTGCTCATGGTGTCGGTGATTGTTTTTGCCGTGACTTGCTCTCGGGTTTGCAGTAGTCGGTCATATTGCCTTCGTGAGTTGTCAAACAGAGCGAAGTCGCCCCTTCTCAGAGCCTTCTCCATCTTCCGGCTGTACTCCTCTTTCAATATCTCGATGTTCATATCAAAACAATTTTAACTGTTCAACTTTATTTTCAATCTTAACTATCTCTTCAATGATTCGTTTCATTATTTTTTGTCTTATATAATTTTATAAGGTTTATAAAATAAAAAAGCTATCTCAAATTTTATTTTGAGATAGCATCAAAAAAAAAGGGAAATCTGCCAGTAGGCAGCTCTATACCTAAAAAAGAGGGTGATTATACCTTTTTATATTTCCCTTTAAGGTCGGTTTCATAAACATCTACGACCTTATCGGCAAGTACACTAAGATCTCTTGACATGCTACGATTCCTCGGTGGATAGCCTTTATGGAATTTTACTACATTAATTTTTGTCATATTGTCTTTAACAAACCTTATTGCTTCTGAATAATCGTAGTCTCCACTGACAAGAATAATTTTATCACATTTTTTACCAACACTAAGGGAAATCATTTTCACAGCTAGTGAAATATCAACTCCTTTTTCACCAACATAAGTATGTTTATATGGATCAATTTTTAAAACTCCTGTTTTAACCATTTCTATATTATCATGTTCAAGACATAATTGATCGTAGGCATATTCTATATTGGCAAATTTCTCCTTTTGCTTTTTAATCCATTCCAAAATTGAAGAGCATTCACTATTCACACTATCTTGTACTGTCTTAGGTATAGCGGAAAATTTACCATTTTTATAATTTTCAAGATGGGTCCTATATTTCTTGTATACAATTGAATTACGAATATTGGTTTCTGTATAATACGTATCAAGTATTTTGGCTGGCCTGAACCAATAGGCTCGTATAAGTTCTTCTCCGGCATCAATCATTGAATTGAATAATACCGTCCAATCAACTTCTTTTTCTATAATACTCATCTCTTGCAGACTATAATACAGGTTCTGCCCATCTACTAAAACTACTACTGTCTTTGCCATAAATGCAATAATAAAAATAAAGAAAGCCACCCACAATAGATGGCTTAGTATAAATCTGGCATAATGCCCATTGTAATCACGCTTAATGCGCATGTTTAAGGTTCAAGGTAAAACCCTTAAATTTTCATATCAAACGATATGACGTTGCAAATATAAGTATTCCAGTTAATAAAACAATCATTTTTAATGCCTTTATTTGTTAAAATATATATATTAGATTTATTCGTCTTACATAATTATTTCAATATCAACTCTCTTGGTTCTTTGTCTTCCCATTTTACTTCTGGGAATAAACTGTCACTTAATACAACAACAGTAGTATTTTTGTCTCTAAATCCCCATGTATACTTACGTTTAACTGGTTTAGTTGAGTACATAAACAATTTTCCACTTTCGTCCCTTGCTATCCACATAACTTACTCCTCCCACTCGATTTTAATAGTTGTGATGTAATCTTTTTCTGTTTCTCCATCTTCAAGAGCTTCTTTTTCTGTTGGATAAACACAACAAACTGTATCCTCGAAATCTTTATAGATATTCAACCACCCCTCTTTCTTCCGGGTGAGCATCATGAGGTCGTATTTATTGTGATTGATTATATTCTCATTACAAATTCCGTCTAAGGTATAATCAATAACCTCCTCACATTCTGCATTTTTTGAATCAACTACAAGAGCAATAATGGGGCAATCTTCACCATGTCTATCAAAGGAAATAATCCTTGCCTTTCTTCCATCTCTTGTACATACTGGCTTACCAACTTTGGCTGCTTCAAGGTCAAACTTTTTTAAGTTGAGTTTTTCTTCTTCCATATCTTCTTTGTTTTGTTTGATTTCAATTCTTAATATACAGTTTTCATAATAACACATTCGTGTTTTATAGTCACGAATAGAATTAGGCTGTTTCTCGCCAGATAATGTTTGCATTAAATGGCCATTGCTCATATACGGCTCTCCTACCTTTTCAAGTTTCTTGAAGATTACAGATGTATTATCTTCTCTATGCCTCCAAACACAAGTAACTATTTTTACCCCATTATTATCACAACAAAGCCCTATTAAATCACACAATTTGCAACTGTGCTTTTGCGGTACATGCATACACTGATACCACTCACCGTTGTACTCAAATATTTCTCCTACTTTTCTTTCCATGATTATATTTCATTTTAAATCGAATATCTTGCTTGAATCCCTAATAGAATCAATAGACATCTTGGCACTCATTTGCTTCATAAATTCAGCAAAATTCATCGCCCGATCCCAACTAGACCATCTATGAGTAATCTCTACTAGTTCAAAAGCATTTAGTAATACCAATTTTTCGTTTTTCTTTTTCAGATCATTTACCGCATTTCTTACTCTGTGATAAAATTTGTCATTATATCTTTTTGCGTTATATGGTTCCGCACCTTCTCTTGGTTCAATACTACGATATTTAACCGAAAACGAAGGAAGTTTATCTTCGCACATTGCATTATATACATCACTCTCCACCGGGCCATATGGCACAGCATAGAAATTATCGAATATGTCTAAAAGGTCATCGCCTCCATCTTTCTTAGGAGCAGCAGCCAAAAACAGCAGCTTCATGGCTGTAAGTTTAGGAAACGGCTTGCCCTTAATCGTTTCATGATTATCCCGCCACTCCTCAAAAAGTTGTAGCATATAATCAAATGCCTCTATTTTATCTACTTCCATAATTTCACTTTACCAATTCAAAATCATAAACAAATACATAGGGGTTTCTCTCCCATGTGCCTTTACCGCTTACTTTATCAATTAGAATTTCGTAGGCATCTTGCGGTGTACAATAAGGTTGTGTATCATTTGGAACATAGTATGCGTCCATAAAATGAGTATCTGCACTACCACATTGCCCCTTTATTATTCCCTCTTTCAAACAATCTTCATCTGAAATATCTTGTAACCGTTCAACACGTACATTGGTTATGCGTATTTGGTGAATCATCATATCAGGAGCAACAAACATCTTATTGTTGAAGCCGGGATGCTCTATTAGCAACATGTATTCAGAAGCCTTTTCTACATTCTGTTCATAATGCTCCATACAAGTCGCATTATCTAAATCTTTCAATTCATCTGCAATGGAACAATAACTTTGTGCTATAGTAACCACTTCTCTGGCTTTGTATAGAGCATACTTGCTATTTCGAACGTCAATAAAATCGCCCATACTGTTTTCATACACCAATGTGTCGTCTCTTTTATCCCATGTTAGGGAGAAAAAATCTTTTGGAATTATCCGCCTTGTCTGAGTTTTTATACCTTCAAGTACGGCTTGTGTGAGTCCGTTTTTATCATTGAACATTATTTTCTTCATATTTCAATCGCCATTAATTAAATCCAAATTATAAATACATAATCGCTATTAACTGTACGATTTATATCATTAGTCTCATAAAGCGAAGCTACTTTAATAAGTTTTGACTTATCTTCCACTTTTTCAAGTTCGTCAATCAATTCTTGTACTGTCATATTCTTTTCTTTTTAAGTCTTTCAACCTCTATTCCTCCTTTAATCATCTAACTATCTTTTTTTATATACATAAATTTAATATCAGACTTTTCTCTCATTTTTTTTATTTCTTCGATAATAACTTTTCTAATAAACCAGTATCCACCTGTAAGAAAATAATCTAAACCGCTTACTATTTCTGACTCGTATCTCGTTCCTTTATAGATAACTCTATAATATCCACTCCATCCACCATCATGATATTCAAAATTTTGTAAAATATCATTCCTTAATCTTTTCAATAATTTAATCTTCATATCTTATTCCTCCTTTATAATTTCTTTCATGAAACAAATCCAGTGTGTATTAGATCGTTTACCGGATATATGCCCGAATATTGGTCTTTCTGGTGTGAGTTTGAGAACTTCCGACACTTTGATGTCGGTCTCGTTCCATTTGAAAATCAAAAATCCTCCGGGTTTCAGGACTCGAAAACATTCTTTAAATCCCTTTGCCAGCATATCACGCCAATCTGAATACAGAGCTCCGTATTTAATTTGTTGGTAGCCTGTTGGCGATGCTTTTTCGTTCAAACTTCCGTACATGTCTGCCATCTTTGACTTTCCAGCATTCCTTAATAAGTGAGGCGGATCGAAAACTACCATCGAAAAAGATTTATCCTCATAGGGCATATTTGTAAAGTCGGCTTGTATGTCGGGATTTACTTCAAATGATCTACCATCGCATAAATGAGTAGATACCTTTCGAATATCTTGAAAAAGAACTCTTTCGTCATGTTTGTCGAAGTAGAACATCTTTCCCCCACAACAGGCATCTAATATCGTTTTTCTCATTGCTCTCCTCCTTTCATAAGTTCTATTTCTCCCATATCTGTATGATTTTTATAATTTATTGAAATAAACTGACTTGTATTCTTTTCAAGACCTTTTCATTTGCGTCGTTATAAAATTGCTTGTTGACCTCGAAACCATATGCCTTTCTTCCCAATGAGGCTGCCGCATACAGGGTCGTGCCGCTTCCTGCGCACGGGTCGATGACAACATCGCCCTTGTCCGTGAATATCTCTATCAACCGTTTGAGAAGCGGGACAGGTTTCTGGCAAGGGTGGCATTTGGGCGTGGTGTTGTCCCTCACCCAATCGAAGCAGTTGAAAATCATTCTCCCGTGGTTGTTGAATTTGGGCAACTTGTCCCGATAAAGGATAAGACCGTATTCGCAGTTGCCGACGACCTTCATGTTTGCTTTCAACACTTGCGCCGAGAAGTCCTTGCGGAAAACTAGCGGTATGTAGTGATTTAACCCGTATTTGCGGCCTAACTCTATGAATTTGAACTGCTGTTCGTATTCGCAGAACAGTATCATGCAGGGGGATTTGCCGGCTTCTTTCGGTTCCTTGACGAGCATTTTGGAACAGAAGTGCATGAACTCGGCCGGACGAAACTCGCTGTCGGACGAGAAGAATTGTTTGCCTGCCAATGCGCTCTCGCCGTTCTTGTTGTCTCCGTCAATATACCATGCGGGGTTGCTGGCGTAGGCGTTATTCGCCAAATTATACGGCACATCTGCTATAATCAGCTGCGCTTTTGGCAGACCATAGACTTTATAATTCTGGAATGAGTCGTTGTAAAGCTCTATGTCTTTCATACTTAACTTTCCTTTTTGCTGTAATTCTCAATTTGTTTTAATAATTTGGACAGTCCACGGCAGTCTCGAATAGTCTTACCCGTAGCCTAATTACTGTATGATCTACATCTAACAACCCTATTTTCATAAGTCACTGAGATTAAAAGTTTTTATCTCTTCCTCGGTGAACCAATATTTGACTTTGAGAGGCTTTATGCTGTAAAGCATTTCGTCGTAGCTATTCCTATTGTATATCTCGTCTAATCGGCTATATAGTTGCTTAGCTCTGTCTATGTCCTCACAGATAACTCGCTGAACTTCTTCATAGGAACAGTCGATAATATGCTTCGAGAAAACATATACTCGGTCATTCCTTATGTCAAGATAAATAAATATTACAAGCGTCATAAAAAGAATGGCTAATCCCGCTATCAATGTTATTTCCATGTCATTTCTCCTTTCTTAATTTTGCTTCAAATCATTCATTTCATATCCCATGTTAAACAGCCATTTGAGCTCTTCCCATTCCTCGAAGGTGAGGCTGGTGGTTCTGCTTCGTTCCCATTCCCGTTCCTTTTCCTCCTGCCTTTTCTTGTCCTCATAGAACCGCAATAGTTTCTCTCTGTCGGCTCTGAACTCTCGAAGAGACCTTGTTATCACCATAGGGTCGAAAACTCCGTAGAACGTTCCGTAAAGACCTTGCTTGAACCGCTGGAAGAATACCATGAACTCGGTAAGTTTGAAATCGCCATAGCCGGAGATGATGATACGGGCTATCTCCTCGTATTCCTTTTCCGTCATTCCGTCCTTGCGGACTCCCGAAAATTCGGCTAGGTCGAGAAGCTGTATTTCCAGCCACGACTCGGCGATGTGACTGCCGAACGTCCTCGATACACGGGCTATGCTCGGAGCCTTGCCGATAAAGCATCGTTCGAGGCTCTGGCAATAGCGGCCTTGATTGTCGGGGCTAAAAAGGCAGAGCAGATTCTCCCCCGTCTTGTAGGTTGCCAGTATCTCCTGCTGCCAGCTTGGCGGCGATGGCTTCTGCAAACTCTGCAACTCGCTCCTGTTTGGTCTTTCCGGTAGCAGCTCTTCTATTTTTTTCATACTTTTTCTCGTTGTTTGCCCATGTGGCGAGCCGCTTGGAGAGCTCCCATGTGGGCTGTTTCTCGAATCTCATTTTCGTTTGGGAGGCGTTCATCTCCGACCAATAGTCGAAGAATGCCCGAAGCATTTCTTTCCCGTACTTGTCGGCATAAGGGATAAGGGAATGATAAAAGGCTTCTTTCCTTTCGTGCGTGGCGGCGGACGCCGCTTTTTTCTTTATACTCTCGTTAGAGAGTATTTCTTTTTTTTCTTTTTCTTTTATTTTCTTTTGTGGTATTTTCTCAGAGTTTATGGGCATTTCTTCGGAAGAAATAGGCATTTCCTCGGAGGAAATATGTTTTTCCTCGGAAGAAATAAGGGAATATTCGACAAAATCGCATTTCCGATTGATCTGTTTGCAAATGTCCCTGTATCGTTCCTGTATTCCTTTCGATGACAACACATGTTCCATTTCAAATAATTCTTTGGAAAATAACCCCAGTGCCAGACAGCTCTTAATCACTTCTGATATATATGCCTCTTCAAACCCGGTCTGTTCCGAAATAATGAAGGGCAACTCTTCGTCCCACATCATGTAGTACCCACCCTTGTAGATAAGACATAGCAGGAGAGCATATACCGTCATAGCTTTACCGCCTTGATACTTGATTAACTTTCGTATTCTTATATCTTGAAATGTGTCTATGTCAAAAGGAAAATAGTCCAATCCCATTTTTCTATTTCGTCCCATGTATATTTAGTTCCTATTTTCTTTTTATAAACTCATGAATTTTACTCATAATATGACAATTTCCACTGACGTGAAACGGTTGGGAAACTGTAAGATTGTGCTCATAATTGTTCTTATTTATTACATGGTAAATTTAATATATTATTTACTTTTTGACAAATATAAACATCTGTAAATCAAATGATTAAACATTTTTTAATTTGTGGTTTCAGTGATTGAAAATGCCCACCCGTTCAGGGTCTTGTGCTTGTCAATCTCACCGGTTTTGCATAGCTCGTTTATCTCGGATTTGAGTGACCGGATAACCACCGACTGTATTTCGGTAAAGCTCGCTATGGAGGGCTCCTTGTTATTCTTTTTCTTTTCCTTGACTATCGAGGCGATGATGTGCTTGATGTCTATCATACGGCTTGTTTCTGTTGTTTTTCACGCAAGAATTTGTTGATGAAGTAGATTTGACCTTTACCGGTTACCTTCGTAGTGGTCGTTACCAGTATTGTGCCGTCGGGCTTGTTGATGATCGTTTTCTTTATCTCGAAGAGATTCATCTCCATAGCTCGTTGGGTAGGTAGGTTGTAATTCTCGCCGGTCTTACAGAGGTAGCCCTCATCTCTCAATAATTGGAACAATCTGTTTTGCCCTATCTTGATTCCGTTTTGATTGAGGATTTTTGCCAGCTCTCCAATGAGGCAGGAGCGTTGCGATGTCTCCACCGCCTCGGCAAACAGGACTTTGGGGCGGTTGGCTTCTATCATCTTCTGCTGTTCTTCTATTCGGGCTTGTTGTTCGGCGGCCAACAGGAGGGCTTCACGGAAAGAGCCGGGGACGTGGTGTCCTCCACTTTTTATCGTCTCTTCCATCTGGTTAAAAGCGTTGATGTAGTCGAGTTTGAATTTGAGAGCCTTTTCGCCGGTGAAGCCCATAGCCAGCAAGGTGAAGCCGTCACGTGTCATTACAACAATACGAGAATGCCGTACACCTCCATTCGGTTGTGGAATTTCTATTGATGTGTCCGCAAAATATCCTTTACATTGATTTTCAGCCATTTTACAGCATAATGCGTCAATAGCCTTTAATACATCGCTATGTTCTTTCCCGAACTTTTCAGCGACCAACAAACTGTTTGTCAGTGCTTGGTTGTTCTGACCTTTGAATACAAGATTGTTCATGGTTGTCATATCATTTGTTTATTTCAGATTCAACGACTTTGTATTTAATGGGCAATCCGGAGCAGGTGATAGCGAGCAGGGCAGAGTCCCTTTCTTCTTGGTTGCTGCGGGGGCTGTTAAACTCTATCCCGCTCATCTGGCACAACCGCTTCAATTCTTCATGGGTGATCTTGCCGTCTTTCCCTTGCCAGCACTTGCGCAACGGGGATTGCTCCATGACTTGTATTCCGTAATGACTCAGCATTTCGACTATCTTGCGACCGGTCTCTTGGTTGCGACCTACATGCTCGCCTTTCTTGGCTGCGCTCGCCCGTGTGTCTTTCGGTGACAAGTGCCAGTTGGATTTGTTTTTCCAACCGGCCTCGACATATACCGCCACTCGTTCATCGTTTTTCTTGCAGTGCTCATGAAGTTTTTTTATGCCCTCTACCAACAAGGGGAATGGGCAAACACTCATCTCCATTTTCATTTTCCTTGTGTCCAATACAGAGTAGCCGCTACGCTCAACGTCGGGGTCTATCCCTATCACTACATCGTATTTTATTTTTCTATTGTATGTGGCCTGTTCTTCCATTATATTTTGTCTTTTTATCAGAAAAGTTTCTTTTGTATCGATTCGCATGATTTGTCCGTGAACAGTTTTCGGAATATGTGGAAAAGGACATCTACGACGATACTGTTACCAGCCATCACATATTGCCGGCTGTCGCTTATTCCCGCATTTTGAATCTTGTTTATATCCGATTCGCTGACACCCATTAACCGGAAACATTCTCTCGGTGTCAGCCTTCTTATCTTTTCCAGACACAGAAAGTTATTTTCCTGCCACGAGTTGCTTGTTATCGCAGGGCATATCGTGTATGTCCCTCCTTTGTTAAATCCTCTGCTGCGTTGTATTATCTCGGGTTCCGAATATTCCCCCACGATTATCGAATTGTCGGTCGGATTTAATGCTCCATTAGCTCTCAGACAATTGGCTGTGCCATCGCCTGTTTTAGGCAACCATAAAAAGCCCGTTCCTTTTTTTACGTGAGCGATGTTGTGTCTTATGAAACCTTTTATCATCTTCTCGCTCAAAAAATACTTTTCGTCCACGTCGCATTCGAGAATGTCCCTCAATCTCTTTTCAATGGGTAAGGGTTCCGGAAAATAATACGATTCCGAGTCTCGTATCGAAATCATGAATACTCTTTCCCTGTTATGGGGAATGCCGTAGTCTTTCGCATTCAGAACCTTCGTATGGTTCGTGTACCCTAATTGGGAAAGGTATTGTTCCCATGCCGATAAAAAACACTTGTATTTCCTTCCGGTAAGGGACTTTACATTTTCCATGAGCAGGTATTTCGGCTTTTTTGACTCGATCGCTTTCTCGCATTCCCATAACAGGCTGCTGCGTGTCCCGCTGCCTTTCTCCAATCCCGCCTGCTTTCCGGCCGTTGAAATGTCCGTGCAGGGGAAAGAATATGTGAACAGGTCGAAGTCGGGGACTTTTGCCCAATCTATATGGCATATATCCCCGAAGTTCCTGTCTCGGTATTGAGGATATACGGCATTATGGGCTTGTATGGCGTACTTGTCGATTTCCGACCAGCCGACCAAATCGTAATCGACTCCGAGCCGGTCGAGTGCCATGCACTGACTGTCATATCCGCTGAATGCTGTAAAGACTTTTAATTGCATATCTTTCTCTTTTTGTTCGGCAGGCGGGACTCGAACCCGCAACTGTATATTCGCTCCTTATACTCGACTTATACCGCTCTCCCATTTGAACCACTGCCGATACCACCTAAAACACTTATGGCTTATTTCTTCCCGCAGTTCCTTCCTCCGTATGGTGCTCGACCACGTACCCGGCTCGGCTTGCGTGGAATGTCTCACATTATTCTCCTATATCAGGTCTATGATTTTGGTTTTCACAATTCCGTCCAACCTCATGTCTTTAAGGCCTTGTCTCATGTGTTCTTGCATGAGGCGGTTGGCTTCGGTGATGTCTTTGGCGCAGACGAGGTTGTAGTACTTCGTTTCCTTTTCATTGCCGTTGTCATCGATGAATATGTCTATCAACGTGGCTTTGTAGAAGGGCTTGCCTTCTTCCTTCTCGTTGACTATCTCGACGACATTCAAGCGGGTGATAGAGAATACATCGCAATTTCCGTTGTACTGTTCAAGTCCTTTTTTCTCGGCCTCGGCGAACAGTACTACATCGGTGATGAAGTGTTCGATGACTTCTTTCATCTCTCCTTTGCTGTTCTCTTTTTCTACTTTCAATTTGATTTCGTAAAACATAATGATTCGTATTTAATCTATATTGATTTTAGCATAATGATTCCGATACTATCGCTGTCTTTGCTTTTAACGAGCAAAGATTTATTGCCTTCCGAAAGCTGCATATATGCGTACTCAAAATTGAATAGAGCTTTTTCGATCTTGGAGAAGAACGAAGGATCTATCCGTAACTTTGTGATTCCTTCTGTGCTCTCTTTTAGATGTTCTGAAATTACATTCTCCATTTCAGGGTATTTATAGACTTCGGAGAATGGGTATATAACTTTTTGATTGTCACACAATATACATTCAAACCCCATGTCCGTAACTTGTACCATATCGTAAGAGAGGATAGACTTGTAGGCTTTTGAGCCTATAAACTTACCATCGAGCTTTTCTATTTCTTCATCGGTGAATGTGGAACATTCGGATAACTTGTTTTTTACCAAGATATGTGTATCGCATGCATAAGCGTAACCATCTTTAAAATGGATATATGAAAATACAGGTCTGAAATAGTCGTTTCTACTGCATGCCAAGTCCATTCTTAGGTCTTTGTTGAAATTATGTCTAGTCTTCATCGCTTTTATTCTTATCGGTTAAAAACTTCTTTGAACTTCTCGTCGAGGGCATTCAATATTCTCATTCGCTCAGCCGCTCTACCTTGATTATCAGTAGTGTAAATTCTCATTAACAATTGCTCTCGTGAGCCACAAAAACAGCCACATGTATAAAATGGAGCAACATTGGGATAGTTGTGTTTATACCAGATATGAGTAGTACCTTGTACTGACACATAGGTATCTTTTACCGTAAATTGAAGTTCTTCCGCTTCGTAATCGGGCATGTTGGGGTTCCCTGCCGCATAACGGCGGACAATACAGTCGCTGTCCTT